CTCTCGAAAATCTCCCGAATCTTCCGGTCCCGATACTCTTTGATTTCCGGTCGGCGCAGCAGCTTCCATGCCTGACTGGCTGCGCTGGCTTCTTCGTACCCGGCGCGGATAGCCGCCTGCGTCCCGTTGAAATCCCGCAGATACTCAAACACAAACAGAACGTGCTGGTCCTTCAGCAGCTTTTCAAGCTTTTCCATGGGCAAGGCCCGCAGCTCTTCGGGCGTCAGCGCCTTTTTTGCCATCCTCTCTCCCTCCCCGGCCGCAAGTCACAAGTCTCTTGTTGTTTATCATCGTAACACAGGTGGACGTTCCGTTATCACCAACTTTCAAGGCAAAAATAAAGCGCTCAAGGCACTGTGCCCCAAGCGCTTTCTGCTTTTTCAGTTTCAATTTTCCCGCCACAAGCCAAACCAGCCTTCGTAGAATTCCTTCCGCGCCCGGTACAGCACGCTTTCACTGACGTGATATTTTATCGCCACACAGGAGATGCTTTTTTTCGTGCACATAACTTCCCGCAGGGCAGCACTGTAAGCGCCTCCGCATTTGTCGCAGAGACGCTGTATTTTCTCCTGTGTCTTCTTCGGCTGTACCTGCTCATTCAGGCAGGTGAACCGCACCAGCCCCTGCTTCTCCTCCGGCAGAGAAACACCCCGCAGCTTTTTGAAACTCACACGCGCCGCCTCCCTCCGCCGCGTCTTTCATGCTCCGGCACGGTTGGTGCCAGCTTCCGGGCCTCCGGCATCAGAAAGCGGACGTAATGCGTTCCGATGGCCGGTATGTATTCCCCGTCGTCAAGACAGGTGCAGCGGGTCGGAATCAAAAGCCGCCCGTCCGCCCCCAGCTTCAGCGTGGGCATTCCCTTCCGCTTGTGCCGGTTGTAATCCTGAATCGCCTGTGTCGTCAGCTCCACATCCACGCAGTCCGGTTTCAGGAGGTTTCGGCTGGGGTGCCACCGCTTTTCATCCGGAAGGCACCGGGCCTGCCTGCACAGGTAGACGGCCAGAGCGGTGTAGTCGTCCTGATGGCGCAGAAGCTGCACGTCCGCGGTCCCATAGCCCCACATCTCACGCAGCGGCTTCCCGTTCAAAAGATATTCCCCGCAGCCCTCCGGCTTTGAGATCAGGTCCCCCGATACCACACAGTGGCAGTGCAGACGGACGGGGTCCAATGTCTCGTCGTCCTTTTCGCTGGTCATGCCCACATACCGGAATATCACACCCCGCTTTTTGTAGGCATATTGCATCCGCCTCAGAAAGAGCATCATCTGGTGATCGGCGGTGTCGTGATCGTTTTCAATGCGCCTGAGTCCCGGTTCGTCGAAGTGGAGCGTCAGCAGGCAGTCACCCGGATGAAAGCTGGCATTCAGAATCCGGGCCAGACGGCGGATGGCCTGTGACCCGTTGGCGTCCTTTTTCTTTTGAGAACTGCCCTGACCGGTTTCCTTCTTCCCCGGCTTTTCCCTGGGCATAAAAAACTTTGATACCTCGCCTGTGTTTCTGGCTCTCCAAATTCTGGCCATCCATTTTCCGCGCATATCCGCCGCCGCCTTTCTGGTGTAAAAATATAATCAAAGTCACGCGTACCTCCGCGCGACGAGCCTTTCCCTTTTTCCCCCGCCCCGCTGGGGGGCAAGCAAATTAATATCCACTACGCCTCCCTCCTT